CCATGCAGCGCGGGCAGAACGCGCGCACGCTGAGGTATTCGCGTTGGATGCCGGCGCGTTCGTCATGATACTGAACAGGGATGGGCGCGACGTCGATGGTGCCGTTTATAGACATCAGGCCGCCGCACTTCGGGCAAGGTGGTACGCTGCTAGGAATTGTCGGAATTGTCATCTTGTGTCCCCACTTTCTTAGTCTCAGTATACAATGTTAGTCTCCCGCCATCGCCAGCGCGTCGGCGTCGATCTCCTGCAGCAGGATGCGCGCGCCGATGGTCGTCCGCAGCAGCCCGTCGTGACGCTCGTAGACCACGTTGTGCAGCCACGCATAGTTAGCGCGCATGTCGACAATCGCGTAGGCGAAGCCCTGCGTCCACAGCGACGGCGCGCCCGACTTGTCATAGTGCGGCGGAAGCTGACACAGACAGCCGCCGATCACGCTTTGCACCGCCTGCCGAGCGCCGCGCATCAGATGCCAGTCCGGGCGGTGGCGGTGTCCCGACATGACGAACTGCTGATAGGCCGTCTCCTCAAGCTGCGCTTTCGCGCCGAACTTCTGCAGCGTGCGCTTGTTCCCATGCATGACCGTCAGCGGCCCGATGCGCGCCTGTTCGTCGTGGTTGGGCAGCAGCACGCGGTTCTGATAGCGCACGAGTTCGTCGAAGCTGCTGATCATGGTGCGGCGGATTTGCGGCGCAGTCTCGTTCAGGAAGCGCAGCAGGCGCGTGTCGTGGTTGCCCATGATCGCGCGGATCGCCGCCTTCGGCGCGGCGCGGCGCAGCCCTTCGATGTGATCCCACCAATGTTGACGCACGCTGTCGAGGATGTCGTCGTTGCCAAGATCGGGATCAGGCGCGAAATGCGAGATTTGCGCGAAGTCGAAGCCGTCACTCAGGGTCACGATCACATCCGGCGCGATCAGTTCCAGCGCCTGGTAGGTGAGCGCCAGCGCGTCGGCGTCCGCAAACGGGAAGTGCATGTCGCTGACGTGGGCGACGGTCACGAACTGCTTGCAACGCAGATCGGCCAGCACGTCGTGCCAGCGTTCGGCGTCGGCGTTGGCGTCCGGCGTGCGCTGCACGATCAGCGGCGCGATCTCGTCTTCCACCACCGGCGCGGGCGCTGTCTCGCGTGCCTTGCGGACGTCCGCCTGCAGCGCGGCAGCGGCGGCGAGGCGTCGCTTGTAGCGATTGGCGCGACCGCGGACGGAGTTGGCCGACAGCGGCGGTGTGAAGCGCGCGGCGATGTCGCGGCACGAATGGCCGGCAGCGCGGAGGTCGTAGAGTTCCTTGTCGGTAGCGCGTGCGTTTGTGCGTCGTTTCAATGCCCGTCCTTTCGCTAGTCCCCAACCATCTGCAAAGCCGTCTCGACGCGCAGCAGTCCGCCCGCGCCGTCCGGCACCCACCGCAGCGTAAAGCCGCGCCGCTTGTGTCTCTCTCGAAGGGGCAGCGTCCGCAGCAGCGCGCGCAGCATGGCGTCGTGCGCTTCCGCTTCCAGCAGCGCGACGATCAGCGCCGGAGCGAACGCCTGCCGCGCGCGTCGCTTGGCTTCGGCGCGTTCCGCGATCACCGTGCGCCAGGCGTCCGCGAACACGTCCGCGCGCAGCGGCTTACCGTCGGGCAGCACCGGCGCGTGCGCGATCAGGCCGAAGAGTTCGGCGCGCGTGATCTCGACTTTTGTCTCAGGCTGCGGCGGCGCGGCGGCTTGTTTCTGTGCTACCTTGATGTGTACCAACTGGTAGCCCGTCGCGCCTTCGAGTGGATCGACGTCCCATTGCGCGCAGATGTCGCGCCAGCGGGATTTGAATTGTGCGATGTCGAACGCGCGCGGCTTCATCTAGGCGTCGCCTTCATTAATCACCAGCAGCGCGAACAGTCCGCCCGCCGACACACCCGCGATCAGCAGCACGCGCAGCGCACCGGCCAGCCCGTTAGCGAGTAGTTCTCCCACCACCAACGCGCCGAGCGTGAACAGCGCGACCGACGCAGCCAGCCACCAGAAGCGATCTCGTGTCTCATTCATTCCTGCCGCCACTCCTTTGCCCGTGCGTCCCATGCCCACCGAAACTTTCCGAGCAGCCTGGACACCTTCGCCAGGCCGAACACTTCAAGCTGCTCCTCCGCCTTGTAGATCGGCATCCCGAACACCGCCACCAGCACCACCGGCGCAAGTTCGCGCTTGATGCGATTGTTCAGCGTCCGGCAGCTATGCCCACAAAACACCTGTCCCGCCCGCGCCAAGAACTTCGCGCCGCAGTGGGCGCACAGCGCCGGCTCTCGAACGGCGTACACTTGTTGACGTTGGCGGTGTTGACGCCGCCCGCGCGTCTGCCGTTTTCGCGGCCTGCGGACTGACGTCACCCCTACCCCAGCCATTTCGCCGGCGTCAACTGCCGGCCACGTTACGAATCGGGCGTCCACTCTTGCATCTCCTTCCGCACGCTAAGCACGCGATTCCACGTTCCATCCCACTCCCAACGGTCGCGGGGTAGGGCTTTCATCGAGGCTTGAATGACGGGGACGCCGTAAACATTCGCGCGCTCCACAAGTTGGCGCAGCATCCCCAACGGCAGCACCGCGACAATCAGATCAGGCGTGCGCGCGCGATTGGTGATCAGCGTCCATGCGTCAACCGCAGAATAGGCGCGACCGGGCGGATTGACTTGGACGATCTCATACGCCGACAGGCTGCGCCGCTGCGCCGGTGTCGGCGCGTGCCGCGAGAACCACACGCACGTCTTCGGCTTCGGACTATAGGCCATGACCGCCCGCCCCCACTCCAAGCGCCGACAAGTCGATCACCGTCGTCTTCGCGTCCTGCACGCGCGTCGTCACCCCTTCCCAGTACAGCGCGAAACTTGCCGCCGGCCCGTTGCGGTGTTTGACGAGATTCATCTCCAAGCGGTGCGCGTCTGCGCTGGCGTCATAGACGTATTCCCTGTAAAGCATGAAGATCAAGTCGGCGTCCTGCTCGATCTGTCCACTGTCGCGCAAGTCGCTCGGCAGCGGGCGCTTGTCCTGCCGCTGCTCGACCGCCCGCGACAACTGCGCGGCCAGCACGACCGGAACGTCGAGTTCCATCGCCAGCTGCTTCATGGTGATCGATAAGTCAGACACTTCTTCGTAGCGGCTTTGCCGGCGCTTGCTATCGTCGTCGTGGCCCTGCATCAACTGCAGGTAATCGACGATCACGAGGGACAGGCCGTGCGTCCGCTTCCAGCGCCGCGCCAGCAGCTTCACCCGCTGCGGCGTAATGCGTCCACTCGCTTCGATCAGGATCGGCAGCTTGCTAATCTGACCCGCGCCGGCCATGTAACGCCGACGCTCGTCTGCCGTCATCATCTCCGGATGCGCGACGTGTTCGAGCGGGACGCCTGTCTCGACCGCGATCATGCGATCCACGATCTGCTCAGCGCCCATCTCTAACGACAGGACGCCGACCGTGTGACCGGCGCGCGCCGCCGCCATCGCCATGTTGACGAGTACCGCCGACTTGCCCATGCCAGGACGACCGGCCAGCACGATCAAGTCTTTGCGCTGCAGGCCATGCGTGATCGCGTCCACGTCCTTCCAGCCCGTCGGGACGCCGTCCGGCGCGTCCGGTGACTCAATCCGCGCCATCGCGTGATCCAGCCGCGCGCCCACCAGTTCGATCAAGTCCGGCGTCGGCTTGTCGAACGTCGCATCGCGCACCGCCGTGAAATCGCGCTCGGCATCGGCCAATACGTCTTCGACGCTGCGCTTCTCATCGAGTGCCAGCCCGCGCAGGCTGTCGCTGAATTGGAGCATCCGCCGGCGCACCGCCGTGCGCGCGACCATCTGCGCGTAGGTGTCCACATAGAGCGACGATGGCGTGCTGTTCAGAAGCTGCGTCAGGTAGACGACGCCGCCGATGTCGTCCAGCTTGCCCATGTTCTTTAGTTCTTCAGAGAGCGCAATGTAGTCGAGCGTGTCCCCGCGTCCGCGCATCCGCGCCATCGCTTCCCACACGATCTGATTGCGCGTGATGAAGAAGTCCGTCGGGCGCACGATCAGCGCAGCGTCTTCGAAAGCGTCCACATTCATCAGCACCGAGCCGACCAGCGCGCGCTCGGCGTCTTCGCTGTATGGGATCGCGTCGGGAGACATAAACTGCGCTTTGATCACCTTGTCATTTCCGTTACTGCTGCCGTTCGTGTTGTTCAAGTGGCGCTCCCTTCTTTGAGTTGGCGTCTTGCCTGTTCCATTTCAGCCTTGATCGCCGCGAGTTCTTCCGGCGTCGCGCGCGGCTTCTCCGCGTCTGCCGCCCGCTGTGCGTTCTCGGCCTGCTGCCGCTGCTGCGCCTGCTGCTTTTTCTGAAGCGTCGAGGCCCACGCTCTCCAAGCGTCGGTGAACTTGACAATGTCAATCGGCAAGCTGGCGTCGCGGTGTTTCAGTTTGTAGCCGGCGGCAAACTGCGCGACGTGCTGCGGATTGGCCGGCGCGCTGATCAGGCCCACCACCACCTTCTTACCGCTG